AACTCAGTAATTTTACAGCTACACTTGGTAACAATGCAATGAGCTGACTGCTCATTCTAACTTTCTCAGTATTCTCCATAACTTCTTCTGTTTTTTAATTAGATTATTAGTTGATAATGGCAGTTTTTGAAAGAGATACTGCCAAACTCAAAAAGCACATAAACTATATTTTAAAACAACATCAGATGTAAATGAGGTAGGTTAAACAGTTTACCACCTCATTACTTTGCAAAGATATTAAAAATTTATTAAAAAAGCAAGAAAATCTACAATTATTTTTCACATTTATTAACTTTTTAAACAAATACAATATTTATATATAAAATATTTGGAATTGTCAAATATTATCTATATCTTTGCTCATATAGACATATTTATACACATCTGATGGTTCGAAACATTGGATTTTTTATGGGAGTTGAGGTTTAACGAAGACCTTTACATTTCCTCAACTCCCTCATTTTAAAAAGGTCTTCACAGTTAAAATAATAATGTAAAGGGAAACGCACATGGAAAAGAAAAACTATCAGTTCACACAAGTTCCAACAAACTTGTTCATCCTACTTGATAACAACTGTAGGAGCATGCTATTCACTCTTATACAGCTTTCAACTTATTACGCTGATGAAGATGGATGGTTCTTTAGAACTTACTCTGACTTGGAAGAAGAAAGTAATCTTTCAGTAAACTTGGTAATGGCTACATTACAAACATTATTCAACCACCATTTGATTGAAGCAAAACCAGTTGGTTATGGAAAGGGTAAAAAACCAAACTATTACAAAGTGAACTTTGATGAATTCATAAAATATGAAGAGCATTCTATTGAAGGTTGTATCAAAAACCCAGACTTTAAGATAAGAACTGTGGATTATAAAGGTAGCAACTTTAAACTAAACTTGGTAAGAGAAACGGTAAACAATACGGTAACAAATCTGGTAAAAAGTGAAAACAATATAGATAATATAGAGAATGTAGATAATAAAGAAAATGTAAAAAATGTAGATAATAAAGAAAGATTTAAAACAGAATGTAATGTAGACTTTGAAGAAGCATTAAAAAGTACTGAAGAAAGCAAAACAGTTTCAAATGACTTTTTTAATGACTTCAAGAACAAAGTAGATTCAAATCTTGTTGGAGAAAATGAAAATGAACTGTTAGATAAGAAAGCTGAAATAATGACAAGGCTTGAACCAATGAGAATTGAGATTGGTTCAAGCACATACCAGAGATGCAAAAGCTATCTCAACAGAAAATATCAAGAAGCTTACGCTTCAGTTATTTAACTTTAACTTAAGAAGAAAATGAAAACAATGTTAACAATGGATTGGGATGGCCTTCAATACCAGTACGGTAAAAAGAAAAAGAAGGGGAAAAAACAAAAGACTTTAACCAATGAGAACTATAAACTAGGGAAAGACTTCTTTAACGCTTCAACTTGGGAAGAGTATGAGAATTGGTGCAAAGATAAAAAACGTCAAGAAAAGGCTCAGAATCGTTCAAAAAAGAAGAAAGGTAAAACTATAAAGGCAAGTGCAAAGAAAGTCCACAAGAAGCCTAAAAAAGTTCCTACAAGGAAGGAGCAATACAGTCAAGAACTTAAACACCCTCTATGGATTAAGAAAAGATTGGCAATACTGAAGAGGGATGGGTACAAATGCAGAATATGTGGTTCAACTGAAAACCTTAGAGTTCATCACCTTAAATATTCCAATGATAAAAAGGCTTGGGAGTATCCTAATTCTGACCTCATAACTCTTTGTGATGAATGCCACCAGAAAGTTCATAGTGATTACAAACATCCATTTTACCCAAAGTATGAGGAAATTTGGTATAATATCAATGGATTTGATAAGTATGAAGCAACAGAGTTTGGTAGGCTAAGAGAAAAAGGTACAAAGAAAAGAGTGCGACACAATCATTCGGTTTTGAACTCATGGGAGTACAACATTGATGAAGCTTATGTGTGTATAACCAATGATAATGGGAGTGAAGAAAAGCTAACGATTAGAAAGCTGATAAAATTGTTAATCAAATAACTTTTTACTCTCTAGGATTTGGAAATCTCAACTTTTTTATATATATTTGCAAAAGAAACCTATAACTATTTAAAACTTTTCTTGATTATGATATATTTATAATAAAAGATAATTATTATGAATAAAAGTGGAAAGAAACCAAGAAAGGTATACGTTTATACAAAAGACTTAGAACTACAAGAAATTTACCCTACAACAGCAGATGCTTCAAGAGCATTGGAATTAAGTCAAGGAAACATTGTTTTAGCTTGTCAAGGCGTTTTAAAGAGCTACAAGGACATGTACTTCAGCTATCAACCATTAAGCTCTCAAGAGGACGTTGAAGCGTTACATAAGCAAGGAGAAGACAAAAGGAACAAGAGAGATAACCAAGTATACCAAGCACAGAGCAAATACAGACAGAACAACAAGGATAAACTAAACCAAATCAGTTTGAACTACTACTATAATCACAGAGACCAAGTGTTAACTTACCAAAAGGAATACTACAAAAAGAAAAAGAATGAGAGAACACAAGACTAGTGAAGAACAAAGAGAACGTATGTTGTCCTACTACTATTCCCACAGAGAACAAATACTTGAAGAAAAACGCAAAGAAAGGGCAAAAGAAAGACAACACAAAAAAGAAGAACAACAAAGACTTAAACAACACCAATACAATTCAAGATTAATCCAAATGTATGAGTCTTGGAATCTATACATTCTTGAAAGACTACAGTCAAACCCTCCATTGCCAAAATGGATGAAACATTTCATGACACTTCAAGTCATACAAAATAACGACAGAATTAATCAACTTGAACAATATGAACAAACTAGGAAAGCCTAATCTTCAAGACGATGACTTTTATATACCTCAAAACAAAGAATCTAGGAAATTATTGTTGAAACAATACATATCAACCAAACTAAAAGATGATTGGCTAAAATTACCAAAACAACAAGCAACAATGGAAAGAAGATTCCTAAGAAAGTTGGTAGACAGCTTATAAACGAAAATAACAGAGGAAAATCAATATGAACAGTGAACAAAGAATACTTTAATCAATCAGAACAAAATGACCTACAACTACTATACGAATTCAACTACGAACATAAACTATTCACAAGCATAATACCAACAAAGGAAAAAACACAATATGATGCAATAGCAACACATAAGAATAGGAAATTTGCGGTGGAACTGAAGAAAAGATACATTACACTATCCAAGTATAAAACAATCATGATTGAAGATTATAAGTACTTGGAACTAATGCTAGAAGCAAAGTATAATAACCTAGAACCATTATATATCAATTTTCTCTATGATGCTGTGGTTATATTTAACTTGAATAAACTGAAGACAAAACCAAGGTTTACAGAACATACCATCAAATCAGAAGGGTATGAAACACTACAAGCAAAAGAAAGAAGATACCACCTCCCAATAGAAGATGGTATCATATATAAAACCAAATAAAGAATTGTATGTATTCTATGGGACTCCATAGCTGTGATAGCTGGTGGGAGTCCCACTTTTAACTAAACTGTAAAGCGTATGGAAATTTGGAAAGACATTGAAGGTACTAACGGAGAGTACCAAGCATCTACAGAAGGTAGAATAAAAGGTAAAAGAGGAATATTGGCGCAATGGTCAAATTCAAGTGGATATATGGCAACACATATACCAAACCATTTGAACAAATCAACACTTGTACATAAACTTGTAGCAGAAACATTCATACCAATACCAACAGAACTTGAACAGTACATTGGAACGCAGAAACTACAAGTCAATCACAAGGACGAAAATAAGCTCAACAACAACGTTGAAAACCTTGAATGGTGTACTGCAAGGTATAATTCAAATTATGGCACTAGAAACGAAAGAATGGGCTTAAAACTAAAAGGCAGAAAACCATCAGACAACACAATCAAAGCAAGTATTGAAAGATGCAGTAGAAAGGTATCAAAATATTCAATGAATTGGGAATATATCGAAACATATCCATCACTCGCAGAAGCTGAAAGACAAAACAAAGGAATACACCATACAAATATTATAAGATGCTGTGATGGTAGCGGAAGACTTAAATCAACTGGAGGATTTAAATGGAAATATGCCGACTGTTAAATCGGCATATTATTGACCATTTCTGCTATTTCAGCATCTTTTGTGAGACTGTGAACATAGGTTGCGATTGTGTTAGGACTTCTTGCTAATAAACTAGCCAAACCACCAATAGTAGCATTAGGGGAATTAACATAATGACAACTGAAGCTATGTCTCGCACTATACATATCAACCCTTGAAACCTCAATTAAAGGCTCATGAGCATCATTGTCAACATTGTACTGAATAATCTTACCATTAATCTCTTCAAACGCTTCTCTGACCCATTTAAGAGCTATTGCACCATTATTCCCACTCTGCTTGGTAATCTTGTCCTCATCAACCGTATCCAACACTGGGTAAACATAACCATTCTTGCTCTTGCCCATAAAATGCTCCAAAGCTATTATACAGAACATATCCCTCTTCCACCTTACATGAACATCTGTCTTAGTCTTCTTTCTCTTATAATCCAACGACCAATAACGCTCACCATTAATGGTAATAGACTTGCACTCATCCATACGCAACTTAGCAATGTCTACGGGGCTGCTGCCATTGCACTTGTAACACAGCAAAAACCATAATATACCCCATTCCTTCGATGTACGCTTCATTAACCTCTCTTCAGCACCATCAACATACTTCCATCTGTTACCATTCCTAACAACAACCATATCCAACCAATAATCCATCAATAACTTAATGTGAGACTTATCAAGAAAGTAATCCCTATTACCCCTCTTATAAATCTGGGTATACCTAAACTCATTAAAAGGAAACTCAACACTACTAACAACCTTCTTTGCAATGGCATAATGCCATACACTACATATGCAACCAAATATGTCCCTACAACTACTCTCACTAATACTCTTTGTTAACCACTTGCCAAAATCCTTGCAAAAACTTAAACCCAACTCATCTATAATGAAGTTCTCCCTTCCAAAGTAATCAACCAACTTGTGAAAGGCAAATAAATAACGACCCCTACTATTACTACTTAATCTACGCTCATCCATTAACCTCTCATATAAACCCTTGTAATCATTGGAAAGCTGATTCTTAGGCTCTCTAACAACATCAAATAACATCGATGGAGTATATACCCTCCCCTCATACTCAAACGCATTACGAACCTCAATAAGACGATTCTTGATTTCATTCAATGTCTTGTTCAAAACAGCAGCATTGGGTGCTGAAGACTTAATCACCTCATGACGAGCATCCCAAAACTTGGGCAAACAACTAACCCCACTAGCCTTCTCCAAACGACCATTGAAACACACTACAACGTAAATGGGAAACTCACCATTTTTGTTCCTACGATTTAATTTTTGAACCAATCTGATGGTTGCTGTACTAACTTTTGCCATAATAATATAGTTTAAATTGATGGTGCAAAGGTAAAAATAAAATTTGAAATAACAAAATAATATTGGAAAAAATGTCTCAGTAAAATACGCATTTTCCCTCTTTCTGTCTCGTTATTTCTTTAAAGAAACCCCCATAAATACTATATTTTACAATATATGATATTCGCATTGTGCGAATTGTTGTAAATTTAAAACCATACTGATAATCAATAACATACATAAATCTAAAATAAATTTGTCTCATTTTACCACTCAGGATATTTATATGAAGATAAATCTAAAACTACTAATGACAGATGCACAATTATTCCTAAACCATATTAATGACCATTACCAAGAATTGAAATGGAAGTATTATCGTTTTTGTCAGGAGAAACATTACGATTGGGATGAGGACATTTACAGTGATACCATACTTAAGTGTTATGATGCTATTGTAAAGAATGGGAAATTAAAAGATACCACACCTCAAGGTGTTGAGAATTATTTCTTCAAGGCGTTCAAGAATAACATTATGAATGAGAAAAGATATTGCAGAAGCAAATGCAGAGATTGGAATATTAACAGTGATAACATCAATGATTTGTATGAATCTTGGTACAATGAGAACAACATAACACCAACCGCCAAACTAGTAACAGACCTCTGGAAAGATTTTGCAACACTATATATAATGCTTAAAGTGGAAGAACATTTCGATGCAGAACATTTTTACCTTTTTAAAATTAAGGCATTAACCAAGGGGATAACATTCAAGAAACTGCAAGAACAATGTCCAAACATTAAATCAACAAGGAAGAAGTTTATTGAGGTATCAAACTGGGTTAAGCAAAACATAACAAAGGAAGAAATAAGAAAGGTATTCAACGAGGTATATGGAAATATTATTTGAAATTATAACAACATTCATTCTATTTTTCATCATTAACTATTCTGCATGGTACATAACAGAGGTTAAGGGATTGCCACAATGGTTGCAATATAAACCTTGGATTTGTAGGCTCTGTCTTACATTCTGGTCTCTTATCGCCATTTATAGTACCATTTGGGCTAGTTTCAACTGTTTATATATAGGAATAGTTGGTATAACACTTGCAATGATGAATGCATTGGCAATGTATATTGACCAGAAAAATAAAACAATAAAAATATAATTGACAAATGAATTACACATTTACACAAGAGGACATTGAGTTCGTTGAAAAGGCAATTGAATTAAAGAACAAGGGATTTTATATTGATTCAATGCAATTAACCGAACATTATAATCGAATTCTCAACAAGAGAGTGAATAACACCACATGTGGTTCATGCATGAGACAGAGGGTGTCAGAACTTGAAACAGCATTAAACCATTATAAGTCTCAAGACAGTGTTCTAGAGACGAAGGTTGATAATACCTCACAAGATGAAAACAAAGCTGTTACAGACGCTGGAAATAACCTTAAATCAAAGCGTAAGAAATAATGAGTAATTTTGCAGAATCACATTCATTAAGGACTTTTGATGAGCGTTATGCTGCGAAGAGTTGCAAAGACCCATTGGTAATCCAGAAATGGTTGAAGGCTGATGGCGTTGTTGACCAAGTTTATTATGATTTGGTGAATGGATTAACAAAGTCAGAGGTATTGAAGAAGCTTCAAGATGGGTTATATGAAGGTCAAGATAAGGCAATCCAGTATCGTACAGCTCTAGATTATGTTAAGGCGGCACAAACTCGTATGCATTATGATTTTGAGGCTGAGATGGATGAAATACGAGCTGATTTATACAGCAAGATGGTAGCAGTATATAATGACGCAATGCAGAAGAATGACCGTTATAATGCTATTGGAGCATTAAACAGCATTATGAAGCTTACTGGAGCTGAGAAGAAAACTCCAGATACGGCAATACAGATTAATTCAGACAAGGAAAATGTAACAATAAATTTTGGTTTTAGCAATAATGAAGAGGAATGAATGTCAAGTTCGACATAAAATTATCAAAGTCCCAGCAAGAGGTATATGACTTGGTTCAAGACAAGAGATATAAGTACATTACCGTAGCATTTTCTCGACAATCTGGAAAGACTGTCCTTATGCTTGTGCTTTGCATTCAGTGGATGTTTGAGAAGAATAGGTCTATTGCGTACATTTGTAGGAACTTTGTCCTTGCAAAGCGTTTATACAAGGAATTAATCAAGATATTGCCAAAGCAAGTTATCAAATCTGCGAATGGAACAGACCTTGCGATTGAATCAGTTTATGGTACGACATTGAATTTCTATTCAGCAGAGCAAGGAGCATCACTCAGAGGACAGACTTTCAACTATATGATATGTGATGAGTTTGCCTTTCATAAGATGGAACAACCAGATGGAACGCACTTATGGAACGACATATTATCACCAACGTTAAAGGCAAGGGGAAGGAAGTGTATATTCGTTTCAACTCCACTTGGAAAAAACAATATCTTCTATGATATGTTCAAGAGGGGGATGAGTGATGATTATCCAAAGCATGTATCGATATTGAAGACCATATATGACGATGGTTTTATTACAGAGGATGAGATTGAAGAGATAAGGAAATCGATTCCAGAGTTATCATTTAAACAAGAGTACCTTTGTGAATGGCTTGAGGATGGTCTTTCATTCTTCCAAGGCTATTCTGATTGCTTTGACATTGATAAATACAGTGGAAATAAGTCATGGATTGGGATAGATTGCAGTGGTGATGGTCAAGACTCCACAATATGTGCTAAGATAAGTGATAATGGTGCTGTTGAGCTGTTTGAAGCTGTTGGAACATTGGATATGAAGTACAGACAGATTGCAGATTTCATTAATAGAACAAATCCAGTAGCTGTATATGGAGAAATTAATGGTCTAGGTAGTCCAATGTTGAACGAGGTTAAGCGTTTTGTCCATAATAGAAGCAAACTATATGATTGGACAACATCAAACTCTTCAAAAGAGGAAATAATTAGCAATCTTGCAGTTGAAATAGCCAATAAGGACATACATTTTCTTAAAAATGACATGAAATTATACAATGAGTTGGGTAATTTCGTTGTTACAGTCTCAAAATCGAGGAAATTGACGTTTGCAGCAAGGGGAAATGGTCATGATGATAGGGTTATGGCAACTGCGATTGCCCTTAAATGCAAGCAAGATTTCATATATAGTGGTATTCCAAACTTAAATTTCGTTAGAACTAAAGCAAAATTATTTTATTAATATGGAAAATTATGAATAAAGGTAAATTTACTAGATTAGATTTATGCAAGGATGGAAGCATATATCTACAATTTGATTACAAAAAACTATTTTTCAATGTGAACAAAAAAGCAAGGTTTGAATTTGAAAAAGAGCTAATGGAAAATTTTATGGGATTAATTGATGTTAAAGTCCATATGGATGGTAAACAAATCAATATTTATATGCATATCGGAACTTCAGCTAAGAATGTAAAAGAGGATATTCCACCAATTATTGACCTTGAAACAACAGCAGAACATCTAAGCAGATTATGTAGTAATTACTAAATTAATTATGGAAAATGAGAACATTATAGATTATGGTGAATGGAATCTCCCGAAATCATGGGATGAATTAACATTGAAGCAGTTCCAAGATATTGAGCGTTATTATTCTGATAAGGAAAAGAAGTTTGATGCTAGGGATGTTTTGGAGGCGTTTACAGACCATTCCAAGGATGAGATTGACCAGTTGCCCATTGAGTTTGTAGAAAAGCTTCTAGATGGTTTAAAATGGCTTTCTGAGCCACCTAAGTATGGTGAGCCAACCAATAAGATTGAGATTAATGGTGAGAAATACTCAATTAACTTTCAAGAGCATCTTCGCACTGGCGAGTATGTTGCTGCTGACACTCTTATGAAGAGTGATAGGTACAATTATGCGGCATTGCTTGCAATTCTTTGCAGAAAGGATGGTGAGGCATATGATTCAAGGTTTGAGGCAGAGGTATTGTCAGATAGGATTAAGATGTTTGAGGGCATTTCAATGATGAAGGTTATGCCATTGGTGTTTTTTTTTATCAACTTGTGGCTAGCATCAGAGAATCTTACCCAATTATATTCAACGGTAGAGGAAGCTCTAGACCTAAGTGCCCAGAGTATAGAGAATTCAAGGAAAAGTGGGGATTTATCGGTATTGTCTTATCATTTGCTGAAAAGAAGATTGAAGAAGTTGAGAAAATCTATGCCTCGTATTTGAGTGATTTTTTCATGATGTTATCATATTCCATTGATGAGGCTGAAGCTGAAGAGAAACAAGACAAATGGGAAGAACAGAGGAGAAAGGCGATGAAGGGAAGGTAGTTGTCATAATTTTTAAATATTATTTTATTATTTCTTGGAGAGAGTGGTACGAGAGTATAGCTCTCTCTTTATGTTTATTAAAACGACAATAATGGAAAAGTGGAAAGATATTTCAGTTAAGGATAAATGGCAGATAATCAATGGAACGTCATTGGTATTCTCTGCAATTTTGCTTTATTTTTTGGCATTTGCCATCACATTATCAATTGGATTTGATATAATCTCAGCTGGTGCAACACTTCTTGCAACTGGTCTTGCTTTCTTTGGCATCACATCATACATAAAGAACCAAATGGTGGATTTTGAAACAAGAGTTAATAGGAAAATGAAACAGCTTGAGGATATTGAACAAGAGAGGAAGTATGAAAAATAGCTGGGGAATTGGGCTTTTGGCAGCGTTTCTTGTCTTGGGCTTTGTAATTGGCTGTCAATGGCATGAAATGCGCTCAGAACCGCTGGAAACGATTGATACAGTGTTTGAAACGAGGGTTGATACTTTTTACAAGGACACTATCATTGAGAAAACGAAATACGTACCCAAAGAGGTAGTTAAACTAAGAACTGACACCATTACCAAGGACACTATTCTAGAATTTGAGCAAAAGATATACGAAGATACTTTATGCAACGACAAGGATTCAATCATACTAAAGAGTTTTATTTCAGGAGTAAGCAGCAAGCTAGACTCAACATCAGTAGCATGGAAAAAGCACACAACAGTAATTACGAATACAGTAGAGATAACAAAGTATATCGAAAAGCCAAAAACCTTTTGGAATAGATTCCATATCCAGCCCCAGATTACGAGTGGCTACGACTTGATTAACCACAAATGGGGAATCACTGGAGGTTTTGGCGTTGGAATAGATATAGGAGGTAAGTAAAATGTCATTGAAATTATTCAAAAACCCATATACAAACCAATATGTAGCCGATTACGGGTATTGTTTTTTTAATGCCGATGGCACTAAACTTGGTAGGGTGATATGGGTAAACAACATTGAAGGTATATATATGGACAAATGTCCAGAAGAATGGGGGATTAGAGAATGAGCGAACAGTGGACAAAGAACTTCAGTTATGATGAACTTATAGCATCTAGTACTGCAAAAAGGCTAGGATTGGATAATACTCCAACAGATACAGAAAAAGAGAAACTAAGAAAGCTTGCTGAGACCATTCTACAGCCAATTAGAGACGCTTGGAGAGCACCAATTATAGTCAATAGTGCATTTAGAAGCGAGGCTGTAAACAAGGCTGTAGGAGGCGTTAAAAACTCTCAACATAGATTGGGAGAAGCAGCAGACATTACTATTGGTTCTAAGGAAAGAAATAAGAAGTTATTCAATTTTATTGTAAAGTTGATTAACCAGAAGAAGATATATGTTGGACAATTGATTGATGAGTACAATTATTCTTGGATTCATGTCAGTCTTCCAAGAACAAATGGTAAACCAAACAATCAAGTGTTACATTTGAAATAACGCACCGTTTACAGTTTGGAATTTCGCAGTAAAGGGACGTAACTTGGGCTTAACTTGGTGAGGTTAAGCCCTTTATTGACGTAGTTTCCATTTACGATTACACTTAACACAACAAGGTTCAACATTACGTTTGATATGTGGTAATGAATTATCAAGTCTATTAAGACCAATCTTTCTCCATCCGTATGTACCGCATTCATCAAAGTGAGCACATTTCTTAGTAATTAAGCGTACAACGTCTTGAACTGTTACATAGTCTATAGGTAATTCTTTACCAATACGCCCATACTTACGGTCATTGTTTATATACTTCAACCGTAATTTTATTGCCCTACCAACTATAGTATGAGAATAATTAATGTTTTTCTGTCTAATGCTATTGACATTCATTGCGTATCTTTCTTTATAATACTCTCTTAATTCTTCCTTGTGTTTCTCATACCAATTTTTCTTACGCTCTTTTTGGGCTGCTTTTCGCTCTTCTTCTGTTTGATACTTTTTCTTTCTTCCCATATCTATTTTTTTGCAAAGATATTAAAAATAAATGAGAAAAACAAGTTTATGTATGTTTATATAAACGATATTTTTATGGCTAAGAAAATTAAGAAATATAAGGTTGGGATGAATTCAGAGACATATGCCATAAGTTTGGTTGAAAGCCCAGCTATAGAGGAAGATTTCATTGCACTTTCAAAGGAAGAGGAAAAGGTTGAAGTAAAGTTAAGTGAGGATGAGAAGCATATTGTATATGGTGCTGTATTAGTTCCAGATAGGGATATTTACAGAAACAATGGAGAACAAGAGTTCTATATCAATTTCTCAAAGGAATCAATTGAGAAAATGAGTCAAGACTTTATGAGGGAGTATCGCCAGTATGAGGTCAAGACAGACCATGACAAGATTGCAGATGAGGTATGTGTGGTGGAGTCTTGGATTAAGACATCAATGACACAAGATAAATCTGTTGCTTTGGGATTGAATTCAGAGCTACCGATTGGTACTTGGTTTGCAGGAATGAAGGTTAACAATGTTGAGACTTGGGAGCGTATCAAGAGTGGTGAGCTTAAGGGTTTCAGTGTTGAGAGTATGATTAGCTTGGAGGAATTTAGTAAAATTGATAATAATATGGAAATAAACACAAATGAGGAAATGTTCTTTGACAAGATTAAGAACGTATTTAAGGAAGTCCTTGCTACCGTTTCATTGAGCAAGGCAGAGGAAGAGGTTAAAGTAGAACCAATTGAGCCAATCGCAATGGAAGACTTAGAGGCTCAAACACCAACTGAGACAGTTACTGAAACTCCAGCAGAACCTACGGTTGAAGAACCAAAGGTGGAAGAGCCTAAACCAGCTGAAGAGCCAAAGGTGGAAACTCCAACAGAACCAAAAGAAGAGGTTGTTGAGCCTCAGAATGAGCCTACCCCACAACCAGACAATCACTTGGAGGATTTGATTAAGTCTCTCAAGGAAGAGGTTGAGGCTTTGAAGGAAATGAACAATGGTTTGAACAAGAAGGTAAAAGAGCTAAGTAAGCAACCAAGCGTAAAACCTATATCAACTGTTGGTGGTAAGGGTGCTCAAAGTGGAGTTGAATCTTCAACTTATCAAGCTTGGAGAGAACAAATGAGAGCAATGTATTAATAGAGAAAAGAGTTCACTCATCGTGAACTCTTTTTATGTATTCATCATAAGACATTGTTCCTTTTTTCCTATTACATTCAAAGCAACATGGAACAACGTTGTCTTCGGTGTGCGGTAAAGAATTATCTTTTCTATCACAACCAAGTTTATGCCAATCTGATTCTCCGCAATAGACACACTTGCTTGAAAAGATATTATCAATTATCCATTCTGGAGTTAGAGTAGATTCTCCCCTATTGTGTTTCCTATCTTCTCGTTTGTAGTGATTCGCCAATCTCACAGCTCTTCCATGCATTGCATTGTAATACTTGTCTTTGTATTCCTTCAAACGTTCAGCATTCTTTTCTCTGTATAGTTGTTGATAGGCAGTGATTTCTTCTTTGTGCTTTTCGCTATATTCTCGTATTTTCTGCAATTCCTTTTCTTTGTTTTGCTGATACCTTTTTCTCCTTTTTTCCTTGATTTCTTCTGCATGTAGCAAATAATAAAGTCTGTCTTGTTCTTTCTTATTCATAGTCTTCAATTTTAGCAAAGATATAAAAAATATTTAAGAATTCCAAATGCCTGACGCACAAAATGTTAGTTGTGGTGGTGTTTGTATGTTTAATGTAAAAGAAAATAAATTTGTTAAAATAACTAAATTAAAAAACTATAATTAATTATGGCTAATTTTATTGATTTAAGCAATATCACCTATTGTGGAGTTGAAGCCCAGAACATATTTAGTAAGGACATCTACGACATTGACCTTCGTCAGTACGGCATCACTTTCATGGACGGTGTAAAAGGTAAGGTGAAACTTTACAATGGTGAGATTGGTGATGCATGGCAAGTTTATACTTGTCCATTCACTCCACAAGGTGCTGCATCTCTTGCAGAATCATTCATCGAGCCAGCAGCTATCAAGGTTAACCAAGAGAACTGCTATGACACATTCTGGAACACATTCCTTGTTGACCAGACTGAAATCTCATTGAGAGGTGGAATTCCTCAGACATTTGGTGATTGGTACTTTGGCAAACTTCGTCAGAAGATGGCTAAGGAGTATCAAGAGATTTTCTGGCAAGGTGATACAGCTCGTACAGCTACCACAAAGGCTTATTTGAAGGCAACTGATGGTATTGAGAAGAAGCTTCATGAGAACAGTGGTGTAACCAAGGTTAGCGGTGCTGCTGTTACTGTTGATAACGTAATTGCTCAAGTTGAGGCTACCATTATGAAGGGTATTGAGGTTGCTAACAATGCAGAAGTTGATACTGAGGGCTACAAGGTCTTCATGAACCATGCTGATGTTAGAGTTCTTGAGGTTGCTCTTGGCAAGCTTTGCTGCGATGTCCAGAACAACAGAATCTTCAGCAATTATGGCAGAGAGAATGGTCGTATCTTCATCATGGGTTATGAGATTGTTCCAACCATGCAGTCTAAGAACACCATCATATTTGGTCCAGCTAGAAATCTTGTATTGGGTTATGACACACTGGATTCTCATCTTGAATATAAGCTCATTGATATGAGAGAGACCACTGGTGATAACCAATTTAGAGTTCTTGCAATTTCTAACATTGCTGTTGGTATCATAATGCCAGAGTTGTTTGTATATTCAGAGGTGTAATTTGACTCATTTGTCAACACAACATATATAACATCTGATGTGGAAGGTAAGTAATACGGCTTACCTTCCATTAAAAAGAAAATAATCAAAACTAAATAAAACTATAATATTATGGCTGTTTGTAATTTAACAAAAGATTTGCTTAGAGCTAGCAATTGTGGTTATTCACTTCCAGAGGTTAAGGACATTTATATTGCCAACTACAACGATGTGTCAGCAGCTACAGTTAATTATGACTGTACAAGTGGCGTAACTGTAAGCGCAATCGCAATGAGCGGCAGTTCAAAGTTCTATCATATTGAGCCAGCTAAGAATTCAGTAACCTTTACTGATGAGTTGGTAGTTGAGGACAATGGTAGGAAGTACCGTACACATACCTTGACTTTTAGCCTAGATGGTAAGTATGATAAGGATAAGGTATGTCCAGTAGATGCTTTGTCACTTGGTCGTTTCATCGCAGTTGTTGTAACTGCTGACGGTGAGTGGCTTATGCTAGGTAATAAGGTGGGACTTGAGGCTTCAGCTCAATCTACAGCTGGTGGTCAAGATTCTAATGGTGTGACCATTACCTTAAGTGCTAACGTTGCTGAGAGTGTAGTTCCATTGAGCGCTACTGCAATTGCTAAAGTTAAGGGCGAAGAGTAATTTGAATGTATTTAAGGCAAAAAAAAAAAGAGTGGAGAAATTAATCTTCACTCTTTTTTGTTTTCTTAGATTTTGGAACAACTTCAATTATATCATCTTTCTCTACGATTTCAAGGTCTTCGTCTTCCTTCCATCTTGGGTCATCAAGGTCTTTGCCTAAATTATAAAAGGTTTCAAATCCCTTCTTGTCATTTGCGTCATACGCATATACATAGCCATTCATTTTAATAATCTTTTCCATAAAAAATCATGTTTAATTAAATGTTATTTTAATAAACATGAGTGTAGCAAATTTAAGTATAAACAACTGTAAATATTCTATTCCAAGGCTTGAGAAAGCTGTTTATTTGGTTTCAAAAGCTTGCATTGGCGTTATAGATGCTGAAGCATACATTATAGGCAAGGTTGGTAGTCCATTGAAGGTGGATTGCTATTCCATTTCAATGGGTGAAACTGAGGAATTGAACGAAAGATACAGATTCTCTCAGAGTATATCGTTCAGTGTTAATGGTTATATGAACCTTGAGGACATGTTGGAGCGTTACCATGTCGTTGTTCAAGACAAGAATGATGTATATTGGTTGCTTAACCCCCAGTTTCCAATAAGGGTGAATTATACATACACAGTTGACAGCAGCAACGGTCATACTGACTTCACATTGTCAACAGTGAGTGATTATCCATTGATGAAGATTAATGAATTCATCCCTTGGAGTGGTGTTACACCACAGTTCATAGTAAATAATACGATGTATAAATGGGTTGATGTGGAACCAGCATCAGCAATTACATCAACGACAGACCTTGATACATTCTTCTGTGAGAATTATGATGAATTTGAGTGTATGCCATATTCACATTGTCCAATTGAGAAGATTGCATTGAATGAAACCATGTATTCGTCTTTTTCAAATGGTTTCTGCCACTTTACAAACGATGGCTTCAAGTTTATTGACTTTATAAAGAACTCAGCATCATTCCAAGAACAGTTTGATGGAGATAGAATTGTGCATTCATTGAAGTTTAGAGTGCCTTTTGAAGGAGATGATTCAGCATGGCATAATAAGCTACTTGAATTCCAAGACAACAAGTACTGTACAATCGTATCTACAAGGTGTGGTGGTAATATTGGATGTGGATTCCAGCATGGATTGATGCCCTCATATAGCATTGCAGCATCAACAAGTGAGGATAATTACATTGAGATTACGCTTCAAGACCTCCATGACCAAGGAAAGCTCATATATACGTTTGATACGATTGGTTACAGTGGAGAGACTGCTACGACATGGGATTGGGTTGAAGGCGAATTCGAATGCGTTGATAACCATACTGCAAAGCACCTTTTGGAGCAAGAATTCGATATATATGGCAATAAGACCAATAAATACAAGTGTCTTGAGGGTTATGAATCAAGATATGCTTATCTTGGTGACGCGCTAATTGGGACATTTGACCATGATGACAGAATATATTACAATAGCGGAAATGTTTGCTATGGTACAGAGTGCTCAATTCAGACCAACCTTGATGACATGACGTTTAAGAGGAAGGGTTCAAGAACGTTTTCAATGAAGTCTTGGAAGGATGACTGGTCAATATCGTCTTCCACATCAGCAATAACAGTATCTCCATTGAGTGGTACGGCTTATGTTGAGTATGAATTGACAGTTACCAATACTGAGACTCCAACAGCTACAACAAGTCATACGTTGACAGTTACATTCTGTGGTGGAAGTTCCACCATTGATTATATTGTAACGCTACAATCAGAGGACATTACAGAGTGTTTCCCACAAGGTGGATTGTATGAAGTGGAACCAGAGGGAAAAACCATGATAATTCCATACAACACATGTGTTAGGAGTGCTGTAAGTGATGTGGAATGGGTTAATAATATCCAGATTCAAGATGGTTATATAAGTCTTATTGTCGATGCCAATACAGTATGTTCTGATGTTCAAGCTAACAGACAAGGAAATTTGACTTGTACAATGTGCGATTCAACGGAATCAATTCCTCATATTCATGTGTTACAATTCACACAAGATGGTTGGAACTGTAATGGTACAATGCTTGAGTGCAACTATACAAGTGGAAGGTCATACAGTGCAAGTTGTGGCTACAGCACTGAGATTACCAATTCAATGCTGCTAGCATCACAATATGGCATTGCAGACCTTACAAGTGTGACAATTGGCGACTGTGCAACAAGTATTGGACAATATTGTTTCTTGCAAGCAGAGAATCTTGTAACGCTTGATATTGGAAGGGGTGTAACTGAGATTGGATATGATGCGTTTGGTTCACTTGTTAGTCTATCAAGTATGACATTGCATGCTGATGTACCTCCAGTGCTGAACAGCATAATTCTAAACAGTATAACGGCAATATATGTGCCTTGTCTAAAGGTCAACACATATAAGGCTGCAAGCGGTTGGAGCGATTATGCATCCAAGTTACAACCAATCGAAGACAGTTGTGCAAATCAGAGACAAACGAGTGGAACTCCATATTGTGAGGGGTATAACAAATATCAAGACGTATATGACCAGATAACATATGACGAGGGAGTGACATGGGAAACCACAGCAACCACAAAGGTGCTATTGGAAGCAAACAGTGAGGATTGCGGATATGTACCACCAACGCCTATAGTTGATTACTCAACAATTCCATTAACCTTCATACCTCTTGAGCCTTGTGCATTCTCATTCAGCGCAACATCATGGCTTAATTTGCAAGCTTATTCGACTGATGATGGTACTACATGGAAGGTATTATACAATGGTGATACGACACCTATATTCCAAGAGGGAGAACGTATCATATGGAATGCTGTATTGCGTCCTCAAGGAACAAGAGGTAGTGGTTATTTCAGTTCAAGTGGAAGGTTCAAGATTGAGGGAAATGCAATGTCATTGGTGAATGGCTTGCAATATCAAGACTACTCATCTATTACTGCAAGACCTTATCTTTTCAAGCGTTTATTTGCTAGTTGCAATGGTTTGATTAACTGCGAGAATATGGTAATGCCAGCAACAGACTTCATATTATCTGAGTTTTGCTATGCATACATGTTCCAAGACTGTACGAACCTAGAAAAGACACCAAGAGAGCTTCCATGTACGGCTTTGACTGAAGGGTGCTATCAGCAGATGTTCCAAAATTGTACAAAGATAACGAAATCTCCAATATTATCAGCATCAACGTTGGTTGAAGGATGTTATCAGCAGATGTTTAGAAATTGTACTCATTTAAATGAGGTTACATGCCTTGCAAGTAATATAAGCGCTAGTAACTGTACTACTAATTGGCTTGCCAATGTTGCTTCAAGTGGAGAATTCAAGACACCTTCATCAACCAATTGGTCAAGTGGTGCTAATGGTATACCTAATAACTGGACGAGAACTAATTTATAACGATGAATAATAAATATTATAAAATGCGTCAGTATCGTTCTGAAGATGGTGGCGTAACATGGATTCCAACAGAAGTATACACTGCTGGAGCATTGATTGAAAGAGGTAGCATTGCTTGCAATCCAATTGGACGTTGGGTTGAGGATGGTTGGATGTGTGATAATTGTCCAGAGTCAATGTATCGTACCATTAGTGGTATTCCATATTGCAGTGGAACGTATGATGTGGATAAGTATGTTGAAGTGGATGAACAAGTATCTTATGATGGTGGTATGACATGGGAAACGACAGCTTCAACAGATGTATTGGTTGAGGAAAAGTCTTATGACTGTGGATATAGAGAAAGAACAATCAGTGGAACTCCTTACTGTAGCGGAGTCGATGGCGTTGACAAGTATGTTGAGGTGGATGAGCAAGTATCTTATGATGGTGGAACGTACTGGGAAACCACAGCTTCAACAGATGTATTGGTTGAGGAGAAGTCATATGACTGCGGATATAGAGAAAGAACCACAAGTGGAACTCCTTATTGCGTTGGTGTAGACAAATATCAAGACGTATATAACCAAGTTTCAATAGATGGTGGTGAGACATGGACAACCACAGCATCAACAAATGTACTTATTGAAGCCCAGAGCACTGATTGTGGTTATGTTCCACCTCAGTATCGTACTATCAGTGGTGTTCCATATTGCAGTGGAACGTATGATGTGGATAAGTATGTTGAAGTGGATGAACAAGTATCTTATGATGGTGGTGTGACATGGGAAACCACAGCTTCAACAGATGTACTAGTTGAGGAGAAATCATACGATTGTGGATATAGGGAAAGAACCACAAGTGGAAGCCCTTACTGCGTTGGTTATGATAAGTATGAGGATGTATATGACCAAGTATCTTATGATGGTGGGACGTACTGGGAAACGACAGCAACAACCAATGTACTCATTGAAGCCCAAAGCACTGATTGTGGTTATGTTCCACCAACACCAACGTTTGATGGAAAATGGTTAGCATATAGAGGTGGTACTGTAACTTCTTCGGCAGAGTGTGATTCAACATCAGCAATAACTTATGGAGAAATTGCCTTTCCTCCTCTTTATTCAGTTGTGATTGGCGATTGCGTTACAACCATTGGTGCTAGTGCTTTCACAGAAGCTCATAGTCTTTCAAGTGCAACTATTGGTAGCGGTGTTACAACCATTGGTAATTATGCTTTCTATGATTGTAGTAGACTTTCAAGTGTAACAATACCAGACAGTGTTACAACTATTGGTTATGGCGCTTTCCTCAATTGTAGACGTCTTACAACTTGTATCATAGGTAATAGCGTTACAAGTATTAGCAGTTATGCTTTCCAGAATTGTTACGCTCTTACAAGTATAACCATACCAAATAGCGTTACAACCATTGGTATTTATGCATTCCAAAGTTGTAGTGGTCTTACAAGTATAGACATACCAGACAGCGTTACCAGTATTAGTAGTGGAATGTGCAGTGGTTGTAGAAGTCTTACAAGTATAGCCATACCAAGTGGTGTTACAAGTATTGGTGGCTATGCTTTCGCTGCTTGTACAAGTCTTTCAAGTGTAAATATACCTGATGGTGTTACAAGCATTAATGATTATACTTTCAGTGATTGTAGAGGTCTTACAAGCATTACCATACCAAGTGGTGTCACAAGTATTGGCGATAGTGCTTTCAGAAATTGTAGCAGCCTTACAAGCATTACCATACCAAGTGGTGTCACCAGTATTAGAATGGATGCTTTCTGGAAATGTAGTGGTCTTACAGCAATAACAGTTAATGCAATAACACCTCCTGAATTGGGAACTTATGCTCTCGTAGATACCAATAACTGTTCAATATATGTTCCTTGCCAGAGTGTTGATGCCTATAAAGCAGCATATGGATGGAGCACATATGCTTCAAGGATTGAAGGTATACCACCTTGTGCTCAGTATAGAACAATCAGTGGAACTCCTTATTGCAATGGTTATGATAAGTATGAGGATGTATATGACCAAGTATCTTATGATGGAGGAACGTCATGGGAGACCACAGCAACAACCAATGTGCTCATTGAAGCCCAGAGCACTGATTGTGGTTATGTTCCACCAACACCAACGTTTGATGGAAAATGGCTTGCAACTGATAGTGAAGGAAGAACCTCATCAGCAGAGTGCGATGCAACGAGTGCAATAACTTCTGGAGAAGTACTAACAATATATCTTGTTGATATTAAGATTGGCGATTGCGTTACAACCATTGGTAATAGAGCTTTCCAAAAAAGTACAAGACTTTCAAGCGCAACAATCTCAAACAGTGTTACAAGTATTGGTGATTGGGCTTTCTATAATTGTAGCGGTCTTACAACTTGTACCATAGGTAATAGTGTTACAAACATTGGTGATGATACTTTCTATAATTGTTATAGTCTTTCAAGCGTAAATATACCTAGTGGTGTTACAACCATTGGTGATGGTACTTTCAATAATTGTAGAAGTCTTACAAGTATAACCATACCAAGTGGTGTTACAACCATTGGTGATGGTACTTTCGAATATTGTAGAAGTCTTACAAGTATAACCATACCAAGTGGTGTCACAAGTATTGGCGGTTGGGCTTTCTGGAAATGTAGTGGTCTTACAAGTGTAACCATACCAAGTGGTCTTACAACTATTGGTAGTGGTGCTTTCGGTTATTGTAGCAGCCTTACAAGCATTACCATACCAAGTGGTGTCACAAGTATTAGCGATAGTGCTTTCAGTGATTGTAGTGGTCTTACAAGTGTAACCATACCAAGCAGTGTTACAAGGATTAGGGAAAGTGCTTTCAGTGATTGTAGAAGCCTTACAAGCATTACAGTAGAGGCAACAACACCGCCTACCATAGATGATGGGGAATCTGAGTTCAACAATACCAACAATTGTCCAATATATGTTCCAGCAGCATCAGTGAGCGCATACCAGTCAGCATGGTCTGACTATGCTTCAAGGATTCAAGCAATACCATAATTCATTCAAAAACGAGTTAAAATATGTCAGATAATTTATGTAAGTTTGTTAAGCTAAGAAAGGAAATAACCTATGATGGAGTTCATTGGTTCCAGACTGATGAATATAAGAAGGGAGCTTACTTGGAATACGGATGCGAGCCATTTGAAGGCAAATTCAAGGCATGGTACAGCGATGGAACAACATTCACAGCAGATTGTGACAGCAGTACAACATTAGCAACAGCGACAACAAACCCCAGTGGATATGAGTACAGCGCAATGACAAGGGCAGAAATTGGTGATTGTGTGACAACCATTGGTAATTATGCTTTCCTCAGTTGTTATAGTCTTACGAGCGTAACAATTCCAGACAGTGTAACAAAAATAGGTAGTATAATGGGAAGAGTTTTCTATGGTTGTAAAAGCCTTAAGTACATTACAATTCCTAGCGGTGTGACATCGATAGGTCTTTGGTGTTTCAGAAGTTGTACAAGTCTTGAGAGAGTAACTGTTCTTCCAACGACACCTCCAACACTGGCTAGTCTTGTATTTGATAACACCAACAATTGCCCGATATATGTCCCGTCACAGAGTGTGAATGCATATAAGAATGCAAGTGGATGGAGAAATTATGCAAATAGGATTCAACCATTGGGGCATGTATAAGTTTAAAAAGGAAGATTATATCTTCCTTTTTTTCATGTTTATTCTAAATGAATATATTATGTTAAAAGATATAATCGAAGTAATAAAAGAAGCATCACTTCGTCATAAGGGTGTTTATACGTTCAGATACCAAGGGAATGACTATAATAACCAACAGAACAATCATAGGATGTATCAAGTGTATGTTGATGATGTGTCATTACATCAGTTGAACATCACAACAAACATATTCAAGGCAGAGTTTGAGATATATGTGCTTGGTTTTGTTGATGATGAACATACGGTTTTGGATGTCCAGAACAATGCATATACCATTGCGGTGGATATAATGGCATTTATCGATACTCAGGATGTATTTCAAGGCATTCTGAGCGTATATGACTATAGCATCCTTACATTGTCCCACTACACTGACGATAACGCTGCAGGAGTCAAATTAAGCCTTGTTCTTCAGATGCCATCACCACTTAATTGGTGTACACTTGAGGATAACTTCGATGACGAGGCTCATGAGGAAGAGCAAGACCATGAGATTGACATTGAAAATAAGGAAATTGGTGACTTGGACATCAAACCAATCAAACTTTTACGCAACCGTATCTGTTAATGAATATAACAAGAATAATGTTTGAATTTGGCAAGAGTATTGCAGAATTGGTAAGGGTGGTAATGGATTCCAATGTTGGTATTAACAACAAGGTTGGCAAGAACACACTCTCCAAGTCTGACATATATCGCACATTATCAGTTAGAGCAACCAATGATGGTGACTTGATTCTTGATATTGTGCTGAATGACTATATCCAATACATTGAGAGTGGAAGAAGGAAGGGAGCAAAGTTTCCACCAGTTGAGCCAATTGTAAGATGGTGCAAGGAAAGGGGCATTCCGACAGATAATTCAACAATCTTCCTTATAAGAAGGGCAATTTCAAGGGATGGTATTGCTCCAAGACCTATAATGGCAAAGGTTTTCGATGAGCTTGATAGGTCATGGGAAAATGAATGGTCTGATAGGCTTTTTGATATAATAATGGAACAAATAAACAAATTTTTTAATGAATAATGATTACACTTAATAATATAGAGTCTGCTTCAAGTCTTGTATGTCTTACAGACGTTCCTAATTTGATTAAGGTTGAGGATTATGACGCTGGTACAAAGGCAAGTATTGTGTTTAATTTCGTTGGCGACCTTGCTTCTGCAACAACGGCTGATTCCCAGTGGTATATAAATGTATTTGGTGAGAACATAACGAATGTTCTAAACCCAAGCAATGCTTATAACAAGTCATTCTATGTATCAACTTCAACCACATCCACTGCTGCAAGTGTGATGAGGGCTTTAAGGAATTGCCCTATAATTGCTGCTAACTTCACTGTTGTAGCTAGTGGAGCATCATTAACAATCACTTCAAGAGAAATTGGAAGCATTGGTGATGCAAGTGAATTTGTGAAGACAAATATAACCGCTCAGTATATAACTTATACTTCGACAGATGGAACAAGTTCATCTAGTCTTCATGGCGCATTGATTGATGTTGACGTATTGGATGGAAACGGCAATTATATAACAACATTGGAAAAGAACTTCTATAATGGAGAATGTACGTTTGATGTAAGTCCAGTGTTAACAACAATGGCTCAATATGACGTTGCAACACCATATACATTTAAAGTTTCATCATATAAAGATGGTGAATATAATTTAATTGAAACTTCAGAGGAAAACTACATTATAAACGGTTATATGTGTAACCAAGGTGAGAAATATATTGAAATTCCAAGTGGAGGTTTGGTACTTGCACAGAACGTATCAAGAGGTACTGCAAAGGGAACTTACAATAATTCAATCCTTTATATATACGAGAACACATTACCAATGTCATTCTACGCTAGAAGTAATATGGGCGGTATGACAATCTACGTTGATTATCTTGATTCAGCATTGAATGTATTGTATCGTTATACAACTACATGGAGAAATACATCAAGCAACAAGCTTAAACAAGTTGCTTTTGATATGCAAGAGCCATTCTTTAGCCAGAGCACTTATGTGGATGTGACACTTGGAACTACCAAAATAAGATACACTGTAATTCATCCATTCAAGGCGACTGAACATATTACAAGAACATATTGGCATAATTCTAATGGTGGTGTGTCATTCTTTGATTGGACTGGAGAACGTTCTGAAAACCACACATCAGATATAACGACTTATGAGAAGAATATCTTCGATTACTACACCTCAGATGTTGAAGAACTTGAAAAGGTTTATTCAAATGAGATAAAGTATGACGTAACGCTTAAATCACACCTCATGGAAAAAGATGGAGTGTATATATTCAATGACCTTCTCCAAGCAAAGGATGTTTGGACTGAGGTGAATGGAAAGACATATAAGATTATCGTTGATTCAATTGTGATTGAAGAGCAGAACCAGAACGATATATTTTTAGCAACCATAAAATATCATTACTCACAACCAACAACAATAGGATAAATGATTATAAGAAATTCATACATAGAACTATTAGTCAATGGAAAGATGGTAGAGCTTGAAAGCCAGAAATCAGTTAATATAAGATTTAACAATGTGCTTCAAGACCCTACAAAGGTTTCATCTACACAAGGAGAATACTCGTTCTCCTTTGATTTGCCATGTTCTCCAACGAACAACCAGATATTTGACCATGCAAACAATCTTTCTCGTTTGGCAAAGTTCCATAAGAGATACAATGCAGAGTTGTATGCTGATGGAACTCTTATATTCAAGGGTTCTCTCACATTGAATGGGGTGAAGGATAACAAGTATAACTGCAACTTGGTAAGCATCAAGACATATAACCTTGAGGATATATTTGGTGATACCACCATGAATGAGATTAGACCAATGAAACGTCTTGCAAATGGAGAATTTGAAAGGGATGAGAATGGTGATATAGTGCATACCAATTGGGAAATTGACTTCGATGGAGCATCATCAATCAATGCTGCAAACTTCCAAGGGAATCCAGAGGTTACATTCCCATTAATTTCCTATGGTTGCTTTGCTAAGAAGAGTGTTCCAGAGGATGCAATACTACCTCAGTCAAGACCATTGTATTACGGTGACTATACATCAAAATTTAGTCTTGATAACTTCAATGAATGGTATTATGAGACATGGTATCCAAGCCATAACATGCTTGCAACGTTAAGGAATGCCTTTGAGACCAAGAACTACATTGTGCAAGGTGATATATTCCAAGATGAGTATTTGAAAGATATATACATGTCAGTGAACTTGGCGGATGAACAAGTTCCAGACTATAACTTGGGAAATCCAAAGTTTGGGAAGGTTGACCTTACATCAACTTGGGTTTGCCCTCAAGATGTGCCACCATATGGTACTTCAAGTGGACAGACTTATGGTACTGAATGCATGCTTAAGATTCCAACATTGCCAACTTACAGACCAATTATAGCTGATGGTGCTACTCATACAACTGAATTTAGAGACGCATTAAAGTACAATTGTGATACTGTAAGGGTTTATGATACGCTTCTTCCAGAGGACGGAGGACACTGTACCATACATCAAAAGAGTTACATGATGCAAGATAGTGAAAGCCTCATTGTTATACCTTCTGATGGCTTCTATAAGATTAATATGCAAGTTGAGGCAAAGCTATTGCAAACAAGCAATATAACAGCATCGCAGTGGATAAGGGATAATACTGGTCAATTATTACCTCTTGACGTTGAAATACCTCATCAAGCAAATATATCTTTTCCTCCAATCTTCAAGATTACCACACCATTGGAAATTCAACTTGTAAGAAACTGGACATCAAGTGATGATAGTGGTATAGAACTTATAAAAGGACAGAATGGTATTATAATTTATAGAAATCAAGCAGATTATTCATCAGCTACACAACTTGGAACACATGAGAATTTCTTGAATTGTTTCCCACATGAGAAAGTTGGTAAAAACATATACCAGTCACAACCAACATCATCAATTGAGAGATTTGATGGCGAAAGTGTACAAGATAAGGTATCAACTCTAGGGTGGGTTCAATTAAAAACAGACCCAATGGCATTTGACCCAGAGGTATCAGAGAAATTCATATGTGGTTTCACATCTTGGGGTAATGCAAAGACACCAACATCAGATTCCTTTTATGGAGGCACTGGAGCTGTTATAAAGAATGGAAAATCTTGGTCACATATTGGTGCTGACAAGAAGAATCAGAGCATGTATAACTGTGGTGGATATTATTCATTCCTTAATAACTCATTTGTTAATCAGTTTTCAAACCTTAACAAGAATTCTCTTCCACAAGCAACATACAGTTTCAATCAAACAACCAATACAATGACTGGAACAATCCAATGTCTTGTACGTTTGAACAGAAATGATGTATTACGTCTTGTTGCTGTACATAGAGACTATGAAACAACTGGAGCTGTTAAGGTGTCTTATGCCACATCAGCAACGACACATTTAATAATTGAAGCAGCATCACCAAAAGACCAAGGTGACATCAATGCAAGGATAAGCAAGGGAACTTATAACTATAATTCTCCTTCAGAGTTTGATTATAATTTGAATCTTGCCAATTTCTTCAACAAGGAAACCAAGATAAGTGATTGGGTGAAGGATGTGCAAGATGCATTCAATCTTGATATTATTCAAGATGGCAACGTCATCACAATCAACAAGAAGAAAAAGAACTTTGGTTTTGGTACTGCTGTCAACCTTGATGATAGGGTTTATTCTCCAAACATCGAGGCAAAGGCAATAAACTACCCAAAATCTATGGCAGTTAAGTACAAGATTGACAAAGACGAGTGGGGTGCTGAGAATTCAGCAGTTGAAAGCTATGGAAGCGAATCTGTGATGAACAGAGATGACTGGAAGAAGTGGATTGATAGTGGTTACACTGAAATCATGCTTAATGATGATAGCTATGTAACTACAAAGTCTGAAAAGCAGTTGAAGATGGCATACACATGGTATGATACATTCAGCTATTATGCGACATCATCGCAAACACAACCAACAGTTGAGTTTAGGATGCCAGTCATATCGAAGTTCCAATACATGGTTGATGGATATGATTATGAGGAATCAAGGAAACATGATGGTTATGGATTAGCCCAGAGATTATGGTTCAAACCTCATAAGGTTGAGCAACAGATTGACCTTCCATTGAAAAATATGAATGAGACTGTCACAGTGTATGTTCCAACCAATTACAAGGGCAACTTCAACTTGAGTTATAAAAATTCAGAGAAGAGTATATTATTAGATTACTTCGATATAAAAGCTTATCTTTCAAGCAATTACATAAAGGTTGAAGCGTATATAACACCACTAGAATATAATCGTCTTAAGAATGGTGCGCTAGTAAAGGTTGACAGTGACTTATATGAGGTTGTCCAGATAGATGGATATGATTGTAGTGGATTCAATCCAGCAACATTAACACTTTTGAAGAAAGTAGTCTAATGACTACTTTTTTTTATGTTTATAATAAAACTATATAGCAATGGCTAACGTAAAAGAATATCAAATTAAGATTAATGGAGTTCAAGAATCAATTGATGCAGTTGAAACATTAAATAAACAGCTTAATGCGCTTGAAAGTCGTATAAAGCAGTTGGAGAGTGCTAATGTAAAGGTTGGAACATCTTCAACTGCTGGTGCATCTTCAACTTCAACATTATCTCAAGATGCCGCTCTACAGAAGGAACTTAACAGTCTTAAGAATGAGGGTACAAAGCTTGAAGCGAAGCAAGTTGCATACCAAGATGAGTCATACCAAAAGGTATTGGCTCAGAAGGACGTATTGAAGGAAATTGTCAACGACCAGAAGACTATTGCAGCTCAAGAAAGGTTGCAAGCTGATACGTATTCTAATACAATGCAAGGTATGAAAGATAAGCTTGCAGACCTTAAGGCTGTTATCAATACAACTGACCTTGGTGACAGTGAATCAATCAAGAATATGACCCAAGAGGCTAACGAATTGACCAATAAACTGAAGGAAATGGAAGAGGCTTATGGTCAGTTTGGACGCAATGTCGGTAACTATGAAAGTGCTGCTGAGGGATTCAAGGGCTTGGCAATACAGATTGGTGACGTAACTCAGAAATTCGATAACGCAAAGCAAGCATATAAGGAGTTATCCAATGAACTTAGGACGCTTCAAGTTAAGCAAGACCAAGGTATTGTTTTATCTGAAGATGAGGTAAAACGTTTCAAAGAGTTGCCAACAGTTGTTGCGCAGTTGAAGAGTTCTATCCAAGATGCTGGCAAGCCAATGGATACAATGATGGATACAATGCAGTCTGTTGTTGCGTTGGCACAAGCCACAAAGGGTATTTCAGCATTCTTTGGTCTTGATGGTGATGAAATTGAACGTTCAATTCAGAAATTGGTTGCATTGCAAAATGCCATGAAGGGGATTGAGACCATCAATAAGCAATTGCAAAGTGGTGAGTTCATGGGTGGCATGTTTACAAAAGCAAATGCCGCCATAGATGCTTTTGCTGCAAAGGTGACAAATGCAAAGGTTGCAGAAGAGGGACTTGCTGTTGCAAGCAATGGCGCTGCAAAGGCTACGAAAGCGTTATCACTTGCTCTTAAGGGACTTGGGATTGGTCTTGTTATTGCTGCTGTGTTGGCTGCTGTTGCAGCTTGGGATAAGTACAGCAAGAAGGTTGAACAAGCAAAGAAGGCTCAAGAGGATGCTGCAAAAGTTCAAGAGGAAGTAAATAATGCTTATGCTGAAGCTTCTGCAAATCTATTGAAATACCAAACAACAGTCAAGAACTTCAATGGTACAAAAAATGAAGAAAAACGCCTTGTAAAAGAACTTAATTCAGAGTTAGGTAATACATTGGGAACATACAAGACACTTGGAGAGTGGATGGATGTTCTTACAAAAAAGGGCGAAGTGTATATCAAGATGTTGACACTTCAAGCTAAAGCTCAAGCTGCATTTAACAATTACGTTAAGGCACTAGAAGATGAAGCTAAAGTCAAGGAGATGTCAAACGTTGATTTTGAGGAGTGGTGGCAGAAGTTTATGCCTTCGTCTTGGACTATTGAAACTAGTAATAGGGCAAGGGTTGCTGCTATACAAGTTGCTACTGCATATACCAAGACTGCTGAAGAGGAAATGCTGAAATCCCAAGAGAACGTTGAGAAATTCATGGAGAAAAACGGTATTGGCAGCTACTCTGACCAGATTGAAAAGAACTCGAACAAAACAAAGAATGTTGTCGAGGAAACAAACAGAAGTCTAGCACAGTTAGAGCTTCGCCTTATGCAAGATGGTCTTTCAAAGAGATTGCGTCAATTGGATGAGGAAGAACGTCAAACAATTAATAAACTCAATGAAAATGGCGTAAAGACAGCTTCAGTCATCAAGAAGGTGCAAGATTACTATGCACAGTTGAGGCTGAATGAAATTAATGAATACTTGAAGAAGTTGAATGAAAGTGTTTCACAAACTGCAAAGAGTATTCAAGAAATGGAGTTTAGCATCAATACAGAAAAGCTTGGCAACCAGATAAACGAACTTAAGAATAAGTTTGATGAGTTATCAGAAAATGCAGCGAAGATTAATACATTACTTTCAGCTTCAGAGACACAAGAAATCAAGGAGATATACAAAGTTGATGATAGCAAGCTGAAGGAGGCAAATACATATCAAGACCTTTTTAACGAAAAAGAAGCTGGACGTAACATAGATAGATTCTACGGATACTTGAGAGAGTGGGTAAGTGTAAAGAATAAGGAACTATACCAAGACATAAAGGACTATTACGAGGCTATTGCAACTGCTACCACTCAAGAGCAAAAGGATTTGTATATAGAAGGTCTTTCTAAAACTTATACGGAAGTTGAAAAACTATATGAAAAGGAGTATGAGAACGAACTTCTTTATATCAGTAACTATGATTTCAAGATAGAAGAAGAAAGGGGAAAGACTTTAAGCGATTCAATTAAGTTCCGTTTGGATGCAGAGGAAGAGTATAACTCATCTGTACGTTTGATACTGATGAAGAATATCGAAGAAAGAGCAAAATTAAACAAGGAATTGGTTGAGAATGAAGTATCTGCTGCAACTGAATCTGAAAGGGAACGTTATTCCATTCAAATGTCTGGTCTAACACAACAACTTGCAAGTACCAAGAATGCAATGGCTGCAATTGAGAAGGAGTACAAAGTTCAAGGTCTTGAAGGTGTTGAAATGTTGAAGGATACAAATGAAAAAACATATCAATTGTATCATGAATTGTTTGCAAAGACAGTTGAGATTGAAGCTCAGATTGAAATTGCCAAGAAACAACATAAAGATAAGAAGGCTGAGATTGTAAAGGAAGGTGAGGACAAAATTAAGGCGATTACAGTTCAGAATGCAAAGGATATTGCGGCAGAAGAACAGAAAGGATTCGATGCACAGATAAGGAACTTAAGGGATGCACAGTCAAAGATTAATGATTTACTGTCAAAGCAGCCAAAGTACAACTCCCTTGGTATCGTTAATATAAAAGGCACAGTTAAAAACTTGAATGAAGCAAGAAATGCAATCGTAGACTCATTGAATGCCATAGTTGCCCAAAAGAAGAAGCTTGAAGACGCATGGAAGCAAGGACTGATTACTCCTCAAGCAAAAAATGCAACGATTAACAGCTTGAATGATTTGGAGGAAGCCTTCAAGAATATGCTTACTTCAGTTAAAGGTGATAAAAGTGATGTTATACCAAAGTTTGTACAATCATTAACGCCTTACATACAGTCGGCAATGGATGCATTCTCAACAATTATGAATGCTGTATGGAATGCCCAAGACACTGCATTCGACAAGGAGCAAGAACAGATTGACAAGTACAATGAAAAGCTTCAAGAAGCTTTGGAGAAACAAGAGAAGATTGTTCAAGACCACAAGAATGCGATTGATTCGATTGAGGATGAGCTTGAAACCGCAAGGGGTGATAGGCGGCAAGAACTCATCGATAGGCTCAATGCTGAAGTCAAGGCTGAGAAGATTGCTGCAAGGGAGAAGGAAAAGATTGCAAAGGAAGAGGAACGTATGAAAATCAAGCAAGATGAACTTGATAAGAGACGCAAGGAAGCTGAATATAACAGACAGATTATACAAGCAATCGTAAATGGCGCAATGGCAATCACAATGGCAGCGATTAACAAGTGGCCAGTTCCAGCTATCCCAATGATGGCATTGGCAGCAACAACAACGGCAGCACAGATTGCAATCATGAAAGCGAATAAGCCTTATGCAAAAGGTGGATTGCTGTCAGGTCCTTCTCACTCTGAAGGTGGAATGCCAATATTAGGTTCTGATATCGTTGTTGAAGGTTCAGAATATGTTGTTAACAAGAAGACAACAACTGAGAATGTAGAGGTCTTGGACTACATCAACTCAAAGAAGAAGAGACTTTCGCTTGATGACTTCATTGATTTCTATGGCAAGAAATCCAATGTAAGCAGAGTTGTCCAGAGCGCAAGCCCAAGGAAACATTTTGCTGAAGGAGGTATCTTGCCAACGATGAATTATAACTTCGAGTCAGCTAATGATAGATTGCTTTCAGCATTCGAGAAATATGCTACAAAACCAAGCTATGTTTCAGTGGTGGATATTATCGACAAGACTGACCAATTAACGGAAGTTCAAGCTCTAGCTGGTCTTGGTCAAGATTAATAAAAGAAAAGACTCACATCAAGTGGGTCTTTTTATGTTTAATTAAATTGATTAATTATGAATTGCAATAATAATATTTATCCCGACTGCGAAATGAAACGTTGGGAATGTGTACCATCTTCAGTGATAGCTGATGCTGACAATTACTATACAAAGCATCAAGTGGATGAGCTTATAGAGGATATAGATGTTAGTGGTGTCACAAGTGCTGATGTTGAAACAATGATTGAAGAGGCTGTCAGTGGTATGGCAACTGAGGAATTCGTAAGTGGTTATACTTATGACAAGGCAACCATTGATGAAAAGGTTGCAAGTGGTGGAACGTTTGACCCCACACTCTACTATCAGAAATCAGAGACATCATCAAAAACTGAAATTGATTCAGCATTGGCTGAGAAATTGGCTGTAAGCGCGTTTACGACATACAGTGGAACAGTTGCAAGCGAGCTTGGAGAAAAGGCTTCACAGAGCGATGTAGACACATTGAGTGGGCAAATACAGTCCATTTCATCTTCTACAAGTGGTGATGTAACAGTTATTAGTGGTGACGTTGTAACGATAAGTGGCGATGTAACAACTATTAGTGGCGATGTTGTAACGATAAGTGGCGATGTAACAACTATTAGTGGCGATGTTGTAACCATAAGCGGTGATGTTGTAACCATAAGCGGTGATGTCCAGACTTTAACGAATGATTTAACAGCGCATACAAGCAACACAGATGTTCATGTAACGACAGCCCAGACAGCATCATGGGATGCAAAGTCTAACTTCTCTGGTTCATACAATGACCTTACTGATAAACCAACTATTCCATCGATATGGTCGGGTACGGAAGCACAATGGTCACAGATTAGTGGTGGAACTTTGGATAATAATACACTCTATCTTGTTTATTAATCATGATACAGTTCAACAATCAAAATGATTGGAAAATAGTCCAATATCAAGGACATAGCATCAAGGAAGTTCACAGCTCCCTTGGAAAGGTCTGGCCTACAATTCCATCAGTATATAAATGGCTTGCGACCTATAATGGTGGTACTGTGACATATGGTGAATGCGATGGAAGTAGTGCTATAACCTCTGGAGAAGTTGCATCTCCATATCTTGTTGATGTTAAGATTGGTGATTGCACCACAAGCATTGGTGTTGGTGCTTTCAAGGCTTGTACAATCCTTTCAAGCGTAACCATCTCAGATAGTGTTACAAACATTGGTAATTATGCTTTTAATGAATGTTATGAGCTTTCAAGTGTAAACATCCCAAGTGGTCTTACAAGCATTAATGATTATACTTTCATGCGTTGTTACAGTCTTACAAGTATAGATATACCTAATGGTGTTACAAGTATTGGTAGACAAGCTTTCAGTGTTTGTAGCGGTCTTACTTCGATTGAATTACCAGACAGCGTTACAAGTATTGGCAATGAAGCTTTCAGCAGTTGTAGAAGTCTTACAAGTGTTACAATAGGCAGTGGACTTACAAGTATTGGTAATGAGGCTTTCCAATATTGTAGTGCTCTTAGAAGTTTAGATATACCTAATACTGTTACAAGCATTGGTTTTAGTTCCTTCAAAGGATGTAGTAGTCTTACAAGTGTGACAATAGGAAGTGGCATAAGAAACATTGATGGTGTTGTTTTCAGTGGCTGTAATAGTCTTACAAGTATCACAGTTAATGCAATAGCACCTCCGAATATAAGTAATAATACATTTGATGATACCAATAATTGTCCAATTTACGTTCCTTGCCAGAGCGTTGACGCATATAAAGCAAATGTTTATTGGAGAAATTATGAAAGCAGAATAACTTGCAGAAAAGACTACAAAACGGAATACTTCACAGTTAGAATGTTGCAAAACAATTCAATTCTATCTTTCTTGAAAAGCAATAGATTCGATTATGACTTGCAATATTCACTTGATTCTGGGGCAACATGGAATGTATATGAAAGCCAGCTTTATAATTTAAGTAGCGGTAGTACAGTAATGTTCAAAGGCAGCATAACTTTTGACAGCCATGACAACGGTGGAGTTGGACATATATATAGCAATTACAAATATGAGGTGGAGGGTAATATCATGTCATTGCTCTATGGCGACAATTTCTCTGACAAGACAGTTCTGCAATATGTTAGGGTTTTCATGAATTTGTTCAACCGCAATCCTTATTTGCTCAATATTGACAATTTGGTAATGCCAGCTACAACGTTGACTGAAGAATGTTATATAGCAATGTTCGAAAAGTGTGAGAATATAGTTAAAGCACCTGAGTTACCTGCAACAACGTTGGCTAAAAGCTGTTATCAGCAGATGTTTAGTAATTGTACAAATCTGAATGAGGTTACATGCCTTGCAACTGACTTAAGTGCAATGAACTGTACTGTTGAATGGCTTAAAGACGTTTCTTCAAGCGGAAAATTCAAGACACCATCGTCAACATCTTGGACAACTGGTGACAGTGGCATACCTACCAATTGGAATCGAGTCAATATATAATATTAAAGAACACTCACTACCGTGAGTGTTTTTTATGTTTATTATAAATGATTTAATAATATGATTAAGTATGTATCTTACACAAAGGACGATTCCAACTACACATTTGTAGACGAGAATGGGAATAAGTTCATAACACCAGTTGGAAGCATCATGTTGGTTGATGACAAAAGTGGTTTAATTAGCGTTAAGGGCATTGCAACAAGGAAGACGATTGCAATCGTACAAAAAAATTAAAATAAGTTTAGGGTAGTTCCCTAGCAGTTTTAAACTACAATAAAACAATATGATTAATTTAAGCAAAAGCGGAGATACCATTGTATTTGAGTTCATAAACAATGGTCATTATCTTCAAAATGGTACGATAGAAGTGCCAGTTAATTCATTGAGCCTTGTAATGGATAGTTCCAACATGTGTACTTTTTATAAGGCTGACAGCAATGATGTGTTCGTTTCTGCAACCTATGATGAACTTGGCAAGACCAAGGCTGAAATGGAGGCATGGTATGAGGAAAACATGGTTGCGCCACAAGGTGGCGGTGGCGGTGTCACCACTGGTCAAGTTCAGACCATGATTGACAATTCTGTTAGTGGTTATGCTGACAGCGTTCTGTACAACAGCACTTCAAAGTACGTTGAATTCTATCATAATGGTACTGGTGGTACAAAGGTGTATGAGTTCGATGCATCTGACTTCGTTATTGATGGAATGGTTGATGATGTGAGGATTGAAACAATAAGCGGTGTTTCATATCTTGTCATTGACTTCAATACTGCAAGTGGAAAGGAAGACATTCAGATTCCATTGACAGATATATTCAATCCTAGTGATTATTATACCAAGACAGAGGTTGACCAAGCATTAAGTGGCAAACAAGATACCTTGAGTGCTGGTACAAATATCACCATCACTGATAATGTAATCAGTGCTGATGTTGATGTTAAGGGAGTTGAAGGTGGAAGAGGTATCAGTGTTACCACTGGAGAAACTGCTGATACAGTTGCTTTCAATCTTCCAATATATCAAGGAAAGGGAAATAGTTCTTTGTCATTGACCCAACCAAGTGGAACAACTCAATATGACAACAAGGTAAGTGGATATTCTACAACTGCAATTGGTGCTGGTCTTAATGTCAACAATCAATTTGAAACTGCATTGGGTGTTCATAACGTAGATTCAGTGAATACAAGTGGCACCTTTGGTCAAAGTGGAGTAACCTTATTCAGCATTGGTAATGGTGCTGGTCAAAATGCTCGTCACAATGCCATTGAGATTAAGCAGAATGGTGATTTATACATCGCGGACACCAATAATACCACATATACTGATTTCTATACCAAACCAATGGTTAAGCTTCAAGATGTTCTTGATGGAAAGCAAGACACATTGAGTGCTGGTACAAATATCACCATCAGTGGAAATGTCATCAGTGCTGAAGGTGGTGGAAAAGCAGTGAGTGGTGGAACTAATATAAGTATTACCACTGGAGAAACTGCTGATACCATCAACTGTACATTGCCAATTACAATATCAACAAGTAATCCAACTTCAGTTATTATAGGAAACGATAATAATAAACCATTTATTGGCGCTAATTACAGTTTTGCAGAAGGGGTTAAAGGCGGTATTGGTGATATTTCACATAATTCACATAAAGAGGGATATTACTCAACAATTGGAAATTATGCAATGGCATCACATGTTGAAGGCTATTATTGTAGTGTTGGATTTAATAGTAAATATTCTCATTCTGAAGGGTATTATACAAAAACAACTAACGAGTCTGAACATTCAAGTGGTAGATATAACGTTTCCAACAAAGCCAACACCACATTTGGTGATAGTGGCAATACATTATTCAGTGTAGGTAATGGTACTGCTGAAAATGCAAGGCATAATGCATTTGAGATTCGCCAGAATGGTGACATATACATAACAAGCGGTGGAACTGATATTAAGTTGCAAGATAATCTTGGAAGCACCATTGAAATATCATCAGCAATAACAAGTGGTGATACAAATCCAGTACAAGGTGGAGCTATCTATGATGAATTAAGAGTTGGAACACCAACTCAAGAGGTTGTATTAGAGTGGGAACAAAGTGATGGTGGTGAAAGCACCAACTATCCAAGCGGTTGTACAAAACTCACTGTAGAGGTTGATGAAAACGAAATGACAAGTGGTGGATATACCCTTCAAAACGATAACTATGATTGCTTTGGCATATTTCAAATAGAAAGCAATAATGGAGTCATTACTGTCACAACTAACGATTGTAATTCAAATCCTTCTACTAGTATAACCTATTCCATCAGTGGAAATGTTGTTACCATAGAATATCCAACCATAACTGGTGTTACAAACATTGGTACTAGTTATGATAACTATTGGACTTTCAAAGCAATTATTGAAGGTGAAGTAAAATCATTGAAGGAATATACATATGATAAGTTCGATGAGGTTGAAGAAGTAACTGCTGCTAGCCTTAACGCGCTTAATGATAACTTTGGTGGAATGAAACTAGTTAAACTCACACAGAGTGCTTACGATAATTTACTTGTCAAAGATAGTATGACGCTCTACATCATTGTCAACTAATGAAGACAGCAATTCATACAGTTATACTAAATGAACTTGACGAATATCTGAAGGCATGGTTAGACCATCATACAAAGATGGTTAACCATATCTTCATATTCGAAGACATTGGAAGCTGGAGTCATAAGCATATCACAGACCAATATCCGAATGTAACACTCTTATCAGTTCTTGATGTATATGATGATGAAAAGAATAAGCAAAGGTTGATTGATGTTAAGACTAAAGGTGGTATTAACCAAATGGATTACCTCAAGGAAGGCGTATGGAAAATACAGAACCTACATCAATATGATTGGTGCTTCACTCTTGACATAGATGAGTTCATAACATTACAAGAGCCATACAAGGCAATTCCAGACGTTCTGAGCGAGTTTCAAGACAAGGCTGCTGTAATTATACAATGGCAGAATTATGGGGCAAATGGAAGGATTTATAAGCCCAATTATAATGGAAGGGACTATAGGGAGTTCTATACTGAAAAAGCACCATTCAATAAGCATGATGCAGCCGTTAAGATAACAACAAAGATATGTTGGAACTTGAACAAAATTACAAGATGGCATCTATGTGGATTGCATTGCACAGTTGGTGATTGGGTTAACACCAAAGGAGTCAAGGACAGAAAGGAAATCTGCTATGATAAGATGTATCTAAGTCATTATGTGACTCGCTCTTGGGAAGAATGGGTATGGAAGCTGTATCAGCGAGGAATGCATTGTGGCAATAGACATAGGAAGGATGAACAATTTTTTGAAATGAATCCAGATATGTTACCAATGTATGATGAATGTATAAAACTAAAAAATAAAATATTAAACGTTTAATAATATGAATAATTTACGTAAGTTTACAAGTGAAGCAGACTATAGTGCTGCAACGTTGAGCTATCCAGCAGTAAGTTGGGTAACTGCTACTGATAATGTACATTTTGATAAAAGTACTCCAACACCTCCAACAGTTAATGATAAGGTAATTATTGCATCGTATGGTGGTAATGGGGAAACAAAGTTTGGTTTTTACAACTGTGAAGCTAGTACATCAGGCGACATTACATCTATAACGCTTGATGATGTTGCTGTAGAACCTATAACTTGCCAAACTGAATCTGATTATGACTCAAGTCAAGTACATATTGCAAAATACACTTTGAATGGAACATCTATTGGCGATTGGTGTGTTGGTATTTTAGGATGTGGTGAAGCAAGTGTACCAGCAAACGTTGATGTATTGTTTCCAAGTCAGATAACAGAAGTGGGTGGCTGGGCAAGTAACATAAAAAATTTAGTTGTAGAAGCAGAAACGCCACCATATGTTGAAGGATTGGGAAGTGCATTCGATGGTGATGGAATATATGTTCCAGACTCAGCGGTTGATGCATATAAGTCAGCAAATGAATGGGGTAGTAAAGCAGAAATTATTCACCCAATAAGTGAATACAGTGGTAACTTACCAGTTTAAATAAGAAATAGGAATATGGCAAACGGAATTAAAATAGGAAATTTAGACGTAACTTTCAAGGTAGGCTCTGCTGATTGCAAGGTCTACCTTGGAGATAATTTGTTATATCCACATAGTCCAACACCTCCAGTGTTTGAAGGGAAGTTTAAACTTACACTTTCTGATTCTTCAACAGTTAGTGCTGAGTGTGATTCAACAAGTGCTGTTACAAGTGGTGAAGTATCAAGTCAGTACAGTGGGACAGTAGTTAGTGCTGAGATTGGTAACTGTGTTACAACCATTGGTAATGGTACTTTTTGTCGATGTACTAGTCTTACAAGTATAACAATACCTAATAACGTTACAAGTATTAATGGTGATGCTTTTAGTGGCTGCACTAGTCTTACAAGTATAACCATACCAAGTGGTGTCACAACTATTGGTGGTTATGCTTTCAGTAAATGTAGTGGTCTTACAAGTGTAACCATACCAAGTGGCGTTACATATATTGGTAGTGGTGCTTTCTATGGTTGTGCTAGTCTTACAAGTATAGACATACCAAGTGGCGTTACATATATTGGCCAGAATGTTTTCTATAAATGTAGTGGTCTTACAAGTGTAACAATTGGTAGTGGTGTTACAAGTATTGGTGAAAATACATTCGCTAACTGTTCAAATCTCAGACAAATAGATATACCAAGTGGTGTCACAAGTATTGGTAGTTATGCTTTCGAAAATTGTACTAGTCTTACAAGTGTAACAGTTAATGCAATAACACCTCCAAGACTATATATTAATGCATTTTTAAATACCAATAACTGTCCAATATATGTTCCATCAGCAAGCGTTTCAGCTTATAAGTCAGCAAGTGTATGGAGCAATTATGCCTCAAGAATAACAGCATTACCAAATAGCTAATATATCAAAAGCAGAGAAAAATAAATCTCTGCTTTTTTTTGTCTATTCAGATATATTGTTTATCTTTGCAACCGAATATTAATTTACAACTATAAGAACTATGGAGTTTGATAGAGAGTATTATATTGCGGCAATCTGTGATAAGTTTGGATGTGATGAAAATGTGGATACTGATGCTTATTTTAAAGCTGTAGATGAAGCGATTGACAAAACATTGAAAGCATATACCAAGAACGGTGAATTAGTGGTAGAGGATTGGGATATGTTTGAGCAAGAGTTATATACAAACGCATCTGAGGAATTGGAACGTCTATGAGACGATTTCATTTGTGAACTGAATGACATTTGTCTGTGAAGATGGATGCCATTTTCGATTTAAGACCATTTCCAGCCATTCTAAGCCACTTTCTCCCCATTACCTTCATAGTTATCCATAGAGCCAAAACAAACGGCTTAGATGAACTTTATTTTGTTATGAATTGTTAAAGAATTTGGAATTCTAAAATAAAAAATATATCTTTGCTTAAATCAATCATAAAAACCATGAAAGACAGAAAAGAATATTTTAAGAAGTATTATCAGAAAAATAAAAAAGCTTATAAAATAAGAAATGAAAAAAGGTATAAGCCAAAAGAACGAGAAAAAATTATTGACATCGAAGGAGAAGAATGGAGAGACATAAAGGGATATGAAGGAAAATATCAAGTCTCAAACAAGGGAAGAGTTAAAACATTGTTACATAGAATGCCGTTTTTGCTAGTACAATCAGAGAAAAATGGCTATAAACATGTTATGTTGTCTAGTTGGAAAGGGTACACAGTACACTTTTTAGTAGCACAAGCATTTATTCCAAATCCAAACAATTACAATGCTGTCCACCATAAGAACCACAATAGGAGTGACAATAGAGTTGAGAACCTAGAGTGGATGGATAGGGGTGAACATCAAGCGATGCATAATAAAGAAAGAGATGGAAATAGAATACTTGTTGACAGAATTGACAAAATAACTGGTGAAATTCTTGGAACATATCGTTCAATGATGGATGCGGTAGCAGAAGGTTATCACCAAGGAAGCATATCTCTTTGCTGCAATGGGAAACTAAAAACGCACAAAAAGTTTATATGGAAAAGTCATTTGTAGTTTTAAATATGCATCTAAAAACAATCAAAACAGTTAAATTAACTTAAATTGATGTTAACCAGTTAACTTTTTCTTGGATATCTCAGATTTTTTTCATATCTTTGCATCGTAAACGAAAGGGAACTGAAATCCATTACATAAGAGAGTAGGTAGCGAGGCTCAAGGGGGTCTTGCTATTATTATATTAGTATTAATTTAAAAATATAAAAAAGATGGAATACAAGATTGGTGATGTGTTGTATGGGAAAGACGGTTATAACTGCACAAACGTCTATTTCTACAAGGTTATTGACAGAACGGCTAAGACCCTTACCATTCAGCCCATTGAAAGCAAAGTTGTTGATGGAGACCCAATGAGAACGTATTTTGTGGTTGCTGATGAATCTAAAGTTAGAGAAGTTCAGCATTATAGCCACACTGAAAAGGGTGTGTTCGGAGTGTGCCGTAGGTATGTAACTGATTCAAATCCTTTTAAAGTACGCTTGGACAAAAATGGAACAGCCGTTGTTATAGGTGACACTCAGTTTGACACACAATGGCTTGATATTTGGGATGGTAAACCAAAGTGGGCTAACACTGGGTTTAATGGATAGAGTATTAACAATTAAAATTAGGAGAAGATGATTAGATTTAATAAGTTTAATTTAAAAAATATAATAAGTTATGAATAAAAAAGACAGAGAGGAAGTTTCTAGTATTAAGGAACAGATTCAAGGGTTGGTAGACCAACTCAGAGAAATGGGCTACGCAGAACAAGATAAGTTTGATAACCTCAGTGAGGGCTTGCAAGCAAGTGATAATGGACAGCGTTATCAAGAACTTGCTGATTGCATTGATTCAGCTTGCAGCACAATTGAAAGTGGGTTAGAAGAACTTGAAGAGTGCGAATATTAGTAAAGACACCTTTTGTTAGGATTAAAATATAAATTCATTTTTTTGAGACAAAAGTTTTGTGAAACACCATAGTGATGGTGAAAAAAATCCCACCGCTTGTGATAAGTAGTGGGATTTTTCAATTATATACCTTGAAAGCCATGTTCCTTTAACCAATCAAGTTTCTCTTGAGTAACAGTATTATATCTGAAGTATCTGTTACCATACGTCTTTAAGAATAAATCATATGACCTATCACCACTACCTCTTTTTAGCTTGTTAAGGCAGTACTCTTCCAAGGATTTGGTAACGTAATGGTTCAAGCAAGCAACATCCCAATCAATTGGTTGGAATGGTGAATTTGAACATCTTTTTCCACTAGCATTATAAGTTACCAATGGTGTTGTTGGAACATGAGGGTTACTATAAAAGCTCATGTTTTCCAAGCCACCCTTAACAAATGACTTGACATGCATATTTTCTGGTATATCTGCATACTGTACACACTTATTCTTGTCCATTGGTACGCCAAACCTCTCCATCATTGGTCTAGGGTCATACTGGATAAGACCACTGTCAGTAAAACATTGCCAATTGATAACAACAGCTTGACAATCAGTGAATGTTGAAAGAAACTCTTGAATGGTTTTATGCTTGTTCAACACCAACATCTCATCCACATCCGCAAACAAAAACCAGTCATAATCATTCTTGTACTTTTCATAAACGTCCGTATAAGCCCTCACTTGACAACCTTCCTTATTCCTATACCCCTCATATATAACAAAGCCACTGTAGGGCTTTATAATGGCTTCTACGTCCTCTTCATCACCATCATGGTCATTATCACACAGTATTACATTGGAAAACCCCAAGGATTTATAATGCTCAAAGAATTCTAGCAAGTATCTTCCTTCCAATCTTGCAATACATACAACAGCTACTCTTAAATTACTCATTTGTCAACACACATAGATTATTTATCTTAGGTTTGTATTTTTACGTCTTGTTGAATACAATTCAAGATTTCTTGATGTATTTTTCAATGCATCCTTGCTATTATAACAGTTGCTACAACCACATTGGCATATGTCCAAGTTCTCATAATAATTTTGATGCTCACACAGCCAATGCTTCGCATAATCAATCCTTATCTGAATCTGATTCTTTAAATGCTGTTGAGCTAATGTAATGTCCTTCAAGGTGGCACTCTTACTGGTATCCGATTCACCTAGAGTGATACCAATTTCACTCCAATGTAGCCATGTCGTAGGTAAAGCTTCATATGCTACAGCAAAACCAAGCAAAGGATAAATGGCTTCGACAAGCGCTGTAGAGTTCTCTGGAGTAAGTTCATTCTTCTCAACTTGCTCCAACAATTCATCGTAGAAGTCATTACCAATCAATGGTAATATATACTGTACTTCAGCTAACTTGATGTAGTTATCAAGCTCTTTAGTGTTATAATTCAATGGGTAAGGACTAAACTCCTTTAACCATTTTGCATTCATTAGGCAATTATGTATCATTTCTAACTCTAGAATTTGTTTTTCTAATTTATTTTATATATCTTTGCTAAAAATAATTAACCATTTAACTAAACATGAAATACACAGTTTATTTACGTACCAACAAAGCCAATGGTATGCAGTATGTTGGGCAAACAAACAACATTGAACGTAGAAATAGCCAGTTTAATAGTTTAAAATGTGACTATAATCAATATATGGACACAGACAGACGTAAATTTGGTGTTGAAAACTTTGACGTTAAAGTTTTAGCTGAAACAGAAACAAGAGAAGAAGCTTGTGAGTTAGAACAAACATTTATCAAAGCCTATAATACAATATATCCAAGTGGATATAATGTTGCTTGTGGAGGAAAAAATAATACGGGATGTGGAAAAGGTAAACACAATGGTAAAGAGTTTAAAAAAGGTGATGAACCTTGGAATAAAGGTGTTAAGAACTGTTTCTCAGAAGATACTATAAAAAAGATGAGCGAAAATCGTAAAGGTATACATAATTCTCCATCAACTGAGTTTAAAAAAGGAATGACATCTTGGATAAAAGGCAAACATCATTCAGAAGAGGCGAATGAGAAAAATAGACAAGCCCATCTTGGTAAGGTTTCAAAGAAACGAAGACCAGTTTTGCAATTCACATTGAATTGGAAATTAATTAAAGAGTTCGCACATTGTGAAGAAGCAGCAAAAGAATTAGGGTTCAAATCTGATGAAAGTATTAGAAAAGCTTGTAAAGAAGAATGGAGGACATCGGGAGGCTTTAGATGGAAATATAAAAATGATTATGAAAAAAGAGTTCACTCATCGTGAACTCTTTTCTTATTAAATTGTATTATTAGTTCTTTCTTCAACATCATCTTCATTTGCTGTTTCACCTTGCCCTTGAACGTTGGTATCAACCTTTGATGGTTCTGAATCATCTGTCTTATATCTCAAAGGCTTCAGTACGATTTCAACATCTACTCCATTTGCTTTGAAAAGCGTATTAATAACATCAAGAATCTCCCTACGATTGTTGTTTGCTACGTTTACATTGTAAAGCCTATAAGCCTCTTCCATGTATGCGCCACTATCAGAGAATCCAACATCATCGGAAGGATAACCAATTAGCGCTTTTGAATTGATTCTATGTGCTGCCATGATACGGTTGATTGTTCTCTCATTGCTCTGGGAATACAAGTCAACATGACTAACACTTGCTTGGAAGGGTGTGAACTCAATGGGCTTTTGTTCAATGTTGTCTCTGAAAGTAATAACGATTGAATTGCTGTTTTCCTCACCAGTGAACATTTGAGTAATATTATTGATGATTGCCTCTCTTTGTTTGTCATCTTCAACGCTAGGTAATGTAATAGCACCTACTGGTGTGAATCCATTGGTAACAGATTTGAGGTCATATGTCTGGAATTTGCTTTCAGCAATGATTGCATTCAATGCTGATGAATATATTGGTAGACCATAGTATGCATTAACTGGATTATATCTCTTATGGTAGAACAAATATGCTTCACCTTTTGGAATTGTTTCTTCCTCTTGGAAGCCAAACATTGGAATCTTTATTGGAGTATAGGTTCCAGTCGCTGACCAGTCCTTACATAGATAAGCATTATTAATAACACCATCCTCATCCATTTCTTCCAATCTTACAGTCTCAATAGGCTGTGGAAAGAATGAATAGGTCTTGTTGTCCTTGTTCTTAATTATCTGGAAAGCAAATGCAGAGTACAAACAATAATCAAATGCCAATGCTCTTATAAATTCATCCCAAGACATTGAATAGTTGGGATTTGGAACATCACCATTCTTCATCTTCATTTGTTCCCAGTCAATTCCATCTCCCACAATAGCATTACAAGCATAGTCTATACAAGAACGATGCGTTACAGATGTGTTATACAAATCTATCAGCTTGAATGGATAAAGATTGTCTTGACCATAGTTGATTATGTTATACAACGCATTAAGCTTTGTTACTGGGGCATTTGCAATCTGTTTCTGAAACTTCATCACATTCACACTAGTTGGAATCCTTGTCTTCGCACCAACTGGCCTTCCTCTCTTTCTACTTTCTGCCATATTAATTTAAATTAAATCGAATTATTTTTAATTATTTTGATTTAATTAAACATATGATAAATATAAAAGGTGCAATAATGGTATCTACACCCATCGTTGCACCTGTCTCGTTACTCCCAACGAGTTGCATATAAAAATTAAAAAATACAGAAGAATCAATCCTCTCTATACTCATTCTTTAAGTTATTTCCCTTAAAACCTTTGTTTTGTATTGGCTCTCTGTTATCTGAGTCCCACTTGAACCAGTTGGTGAACTTCTTTACTAGCTTACCATTCTCTGAAGCCCAATATTCATAACGTTTGTAAGTCATATCAGAACGGGAGACCTAAATCATCGTTATTGCTCTGGAGATTAACAACTTTCTCTTTGAGCTGCTGCCTCTCGTTTATACTTGCTTGTACTCTCAGCAACAGTGTACGAAGCTCTGCATCTGACATATCTGTAATGTCCTTTTGCTTTGGTGTTTCTACTTCTTTATTATAAGTTACCTCAGTTGCAAGCTGATAACCACTGTGGTCTAGCACTTTTTGGATGTCAACTTTGAAATACTTGTCAAACTGGTCTTTGTTGAATTCGACTCTGAATTTTCCATCAATGTTGGTCAAGTCAATTAACTTGAGATTGATAAGCGTTTGTACGGCAAGTCTAACTTCCTCATCAGTAATCTTCAACATCCTTGCAAAACGATGCTCATACAACATTACACCCTTGGGGTTGGATTGGAACATCAACATAAAACTCAGTAATTTTACAGCTACACTTGGTAACAATGCAATGAGCTGACTGCTCATTCTAACTTTCTCATTTTCCATAACTTCTTCTGTTTTTTTTTTTTAATTAAATTATTACTTGATAATGCCACTCTGTTTAACGAGTGAGTGGCAGAACTCAAAAAGCACATAAATCATTAAAAATGTTAACTGTTTTGTTAGTGCAAAGATATTAAAAATTTATTAAAAAAGCAAGAAAATCTACAATTATTTTTCACATTTATTAACTTTTTAAACAAATACAATATTTATATATAAAATATTTGGAATTGTCATTTATTTTTTATATATTTGCACTATAGACATATTTATACACATCTGATGGTTCGAAACATTGGATTTTTTGTAAGGTAAGGGGGTTGTCAAGTGGTTTTAGTTCCTCCTTACCTTTAACAAAGAAAACCACTTGAAAGACATAATAACTAAAACCAAGAAAAACAATGGAATTATCTTTTGATTTATGTGTCTCATTGGATAGATATGAGCACAAACCAACAAAAAAGGAATGCGCAAAGATGAGGTTTGAGAGAAGAACAGTCTCAGTTGATGAGATGATTGCTCTTGTTTCGAATGGTCATGCTTATTGCTCTGTTATGAAGAATAATCACCACTGTGATGCAAACTTCATCAGTTCAAGAACACTAACGTTTGATATAGACCATTCAAGCATACCTCTTCAAGCATACATTGCGAAAGTGGAACACAAACCCACTTTCGCTTATACATCATCTTCAAATGGAATGGATGGGTATTGTTTCAGAATGGTGTATGTACTTGATAGTGATGTAACGTCAAAGGAAGAGTATGAAAGTTTATCAAAGGGCTTCGCTAAACAGTTAAACCTTGACTTCGTTGATAAGAAAAGTTACAGTTGTTCACAACTATGGTTCGGTTGCTGCAACTGTGAACTGTATAAGTCTTGCAACGTTATAAGTAAGGATGTCATCGCTAAAATAAACCCTTTTTTAAATAAAGAAAGAGAACATTCTAATGATAAAGTACAAAAAGGTCACAAGCTATATAATATACAACCACATCATTATGTAGTTAGTGACCAGTTTAAGATAGACTATGAAAACATGATGTTTCAAGATTTCATTGCAAAGTACATGGCAACATATCCAAACATTGCTAAAACACCACTTGATTTAGATGAGGATACTGCGATAATAAAGTACCCAGAGAACTACTATGAGATAAGAAGACCTTGGAAAAGAGTGAATGGAGAAGTAATGAAGATTAAAGATGGAGAAAGAAGAAGAAGAAAACTGTTTTTAAATGGTATAATAAGAAAGAAGATAAGCCCAAGTATTACATTCGAAAACTTGTTATTTAACCTTGTATATGAGTTTGAGTTCTATTACATCAATGATGGTAATACAATCACAAAGAAGGATTTATGGGACATTACAACCAATGTGATGAAAAGTGACACTAGCTTGTATAATGATTTGGGTAAACCTATGTATAAATCCTTTGTAAATCCATTGTACTGTCTTAAGTATAACATGACCAAACAACAAGTTTGGGCAAATGCAAGAAACAAACAACAATACATTGGAGAATTCTATGACCCATCATTGACTGATAAAGAAAACAGTGATGTAATGAAAGAGTATGGTCTAGATATAAGCGATACAACAATCAAAAGATGGAGAAAAACACAAGGAATTAAAAAATATAAGAAATAACTGCCTCTATATTTGGGATTCTCAACTTTTTTTGATATCTTTGCACTAAGGACATAAAACACATAAACTATTTAAAACTTTTCTTGATTATGATATATTTATAATAAAAGATAATATATTATGAATAAATCAGGAAAGAAACCAAGAAAGGTATACGTTTATACAAAAGACTTAGAACTACAAGAAATTTACCCTACAACAGCAGATGCTTCAAGAGCATTGGAATTAAGTCAAGGAAACATCGTTTTAGCTTGTCAAGGCGTTTTAAAGAGCTACAAGGACATGTACTTCAGCTATCAACCATTAAGCTCTCAAGAGGACGTTGAAGCGTTACATAAGCAAGGAGAAGACAAAAGGAACAAGAGAGATA